ATGACAGATTTTGAACGCAAGTTATATCAGATTTTTGTTAACATGCGGCTTTACGGAAAGAATCCGACTCTTCCCGAACTGAAAAGAAAGACAGGGAAAGGCGAACAAGAAATACGTGAGGCCACAAAAAGCCTCATCCGAAAAGGAGCGATTGCTTGGAATAAAGAAAAGAAAATATGGGTTATATAAAGTCCTGCTCAATGACTAGGACTTTATTTGTTTTTCATGTGTATTTCTTTATATTCCGGTTCTATTTGAACTATTTTACAAGAAAGTATATTTAGCCTATGGAATAAAAAATTCAATTGCTTCAAACTTGTGGGAGATTATTCTTTATAGGAGTGGAGTGATAACATGACTAGCGAAGAAATTAAAGGCTTCATCATTGCCGGGTTAGTGTTATTAGGAATTGCTGTTGTCGCAATTTTAATTTCATTATTCTGTATTCTTAAAATAGTTAAGATCATCAAAAAAGAAAATACAAAACATTGAATTATTGACAATATTTTCTTAAACGTTTAGGATCGAACTGTAAAATAATTATAAGGGAGAGAACCGAATGAAGAAATCTAGATTTGCAACTATGATTTTAGGTATTTCTGTTTTGACTCTTGTATTTGCGACCATTTTTATGGGGACTAACGCTCCTACCACTTCTGCAAAAGAAGTAAACCCGAATGTAAATATCTTTCTCAATTCAGCTGTAGAAAATTTGAACCCTGATGACGTTAAACAAACCCTAAAGACAATTAAAGAGTCGATTATCTTAAAAAACGGTGAATATTCATTTGATGAATCGAAAGCAATAAAACTAGGGCTTGAGAAAGATGTAATTGATAACGTTAAGAACCTAGAATCTAATGTCTTAGAGCAATTCTACAATCTTAAAGATAGTGAAATTGAAACAGGCTCAGAGCAATTACAAGGAGATTTTAGTGTTCTAAAAGAAAAAGATCCTTTGGCTAGAGTGCTTTATTTAAGCTTAGTTGCCTTTATAGGATTAAATTTTGCCAATAATGTACTTAATGATATTTATAGATTGGGTGCAATTGGTTGGTGCCGTTCCACTACCCATAGTCTTGCGATAAGCGTTTGCATAACTCTAGGGTATCGCTAATTTACATACCCTGTTTCTGAAATAAACAAAAGTATCCCCTTGAGAGTACTCAAGGGGACTATTTATTCACTTCAAAAGAGCTTCCAATTTCGCTTTTGTCTTAGGTCCATAAATGCCATCAGCAGTCAATCCATGCATGGACTGGAAGCGTTTAACTGCATTTGCTGTTTTAGGACCATATACGCCATCAATGCCGTTATTCTTCGCCCCTTTATCCGGGTAGAAGTAAAGAGCAGCCAGTGCTTTTTGAATCTGCCTTACGTCATCCCCTTTTCGCATAGGACTTGTCACTTTATAGATGCCAGAAGGCAGCGCATATGACGTTTTTTTACTGCTTGGTTTAGTGCTGGAAGTGCTTGAGCCTTCAAGATTTAACTTTTGGCCAACTTTGATTTTATTCGGGTCTTTAATGTTATTCCAGCTCTGAAGATTTGCCACACTTACCCCATGCTCTTTTGCAATTGCGGAAAGAGTATCACCTTTTTTAACTGTGTAAGTGTCCCCAGAAGCTTTAGGCGCAGATGATGACGGTTTAGATGTTGTGTTTCCTCCCAGCGCATTTAATTCAGCTTCAATGGCAGCCTTAACCTCGTCCCATCTGCCCTCTGACAAAATACGGTGCGGGCAATACTTTCCGTTCCAGTCTTGATGCTTGCGGACACGATCAACGCCCCAGCCTCGTTCTTTAAGTAGCTGCGCCACAAATTTAATTGCCAGCTTTTCTGCCGCCCTATATTTCGGACCACCGGACTTGCTATAACAGATTTCAACAGCAATAGATTTCCGGTTCCCTGTTCCGTATGTGCCGTCTCCTGAGTGCCACCCATTGCGATTTGTAGGCAGTCCTTGAATTACTTGCTTGTCATCAACGGCAAAATGGTAGCTTGTCGAATTGGTATTGCCAATCATATAACTGATCTCGTTAGCAGCTGATGCATCGTTTGCCGTGTTGTGGATTGTGATGTATTCCGCGTTCATTGCATTAGGGCATTTTAATCCGTATTTAGCTTCCGATACAAGATTCTTTTTCACTGTGATTGTCATATTCATTCTCTCCATTCATTTTTAATATAGAAAAAGCCGCTGGTTTATCCAGCAGCCTCATTTTGTTAGATTGTTTTGTTTTAGAACTGCTTTTTGCTTGTGTCCTTTGACTGTCACATAGTTGTTTTTGAACCATGCAACAAGTGTCGTGCCGATAGTGAAAACTATAGAGCCGGCAGTGTATAACGCATCCGTAAGCTGATTCACCTGATCCTCTGTAATATCCAACGGTGACTTGCCAAGCATCAGCATTGTTTGGTTAATAAGTGCAATCAAAAGAAGCACCGTCCGAATGACCGTGCCTTTGTCATAGTTTTTCATAGTGTAATCCCCCTATTGTACTTTGCTTTCAATTTTGTCGAGCTTTTCAATTACGACATCATACTTTTCACTGAACTTCCCTAAGACTTCATTTTGGGAATCAATTTGATCATAGAGCTTAGATTCCCTTTCCTTACTTGTTTTCATGACATAGAAAAGGAGCCAGCAAAACAACACAGCAAATGGCCCCTGAGTAATTAAATACTGTGTAATATCCATCTCCATAAAAGTCTCACCTCCCTCCTTCAAGGCAAAATAAAAACACCTCCATGGGTGTTGGTTAACTTCCTAAATCTATGACAACCGGCTCTGTAGCTGGATAGGTCAGGCCGGTGATTTCTTTATATTGTTCTTCTGTGATTCTATTTAAGACAACGAAACGGGCAACGTCAGAGTTTGTGTAATACTGTCTGCCCCATCCATAGATGGTTTTTACATTTGCAAACCAATCCATTACGCTTCCCCTCCTTCGGCCAGCATTAATAACAAGTCAGCGATCATTTTCGCCTGAGTTTCAGCCTGATTTTGCGATTCTGCCAATTGCATCATGATTACAGCATTCTGAGCTTTTAACATTTCAATTGGAGATTGACCTTCACTGCTTTTAGCATGACTCAAAAATTCATTAATTTCTGCTTGGGTAGCTCCCTCAGTCCACTCTCGCAAAATGGGATCAAATTTTCGTTTAAAGAGTGAGGGAGAATCTGGCGGTTCAACTTCTGTGCAAGAATCAGGAATTACATAATTACCGGCATCATCTTTTTCGTAAACCAGAACTGGCTCTACGAATATAAAATTTTCATCATATTTATAAACCTGTTTCAAAATTCACCCTCCTTAATCTAAAAAGACAGGTGCACTAATGTGATACCCGGTTACTGCACTGTTGTCATTTGATTGCAAGCCAGTTAGCATAAGTTCACCGTTCGGATAAACAACTAATTTGCAATACCCCGTAATTCCTGATGTGGTAACTGCCACAACATCCCCATTGCTTGGGACAACTGATTTAGGAACGTTTCCAATAATGACCTCCCTCGGTGCCGTGATGTGCCCCCTCAGCAAAAGCAGTTTACCCCATACAGCGTACTGGAATGGCCTGTCTCCATTTGCTGCACCGTTTTTTAGCGGAATGTTTTGCCACACAACATTTTCAAAATCCGCATCTGTTATCAGCCGTTTCCACCCTTTGAAAATGCCATTTGTGTGTACAGTCCCATGCCACATGACGTTATCATAACTTCTCCAAGCTATGATTGTTTTTCTGCCGGTATCCCCTTCAATTACATCATAATTGAACCATGAACCATCATTTTCAACAGGATTGTTTTTTACCAAAGAACCCGAAGCAAAATAAAAACCGGAACTCAGTGCCAGAATGTCTGCCCCATTTGCTAATTGGGTTCGTTTCCCGTCATCCTTTGTCAGTTTTGCCAGCTGGCCGCCGTTCCATTTATCTCTCTCTGTGGAAGTGATATGGATTTTTGAATCCTTTGCATGTGCGTCTACCTTGGACTGCACCCCTGCTGTGGACTCAATAGGAAACCAATTAATTGCAGATTGGTTAGCATTATAGTAGAACCACCAAGCATTCCCTCTCACGTCTACAGCGTATCCATTACCTATTCCCGGCTGTCCCACTATTTGCATGCCCCGCAAACTCGTCTCTGATGGGTTGTCTGTTACGGCATTTGTACCATAGAAAGAAACAGTTCCGACATCTTTAAGAGAGTCATAAAAAGAGCCAGAAGTTAAATTGATTTTTTGCGTGCCGTTATCGGCCGTTATTTTAAAAAGTTGACTTGCATTCCATTTGTCCTTATCGTTTTTTGAGACATGGCGCTCACCGTTTAAATTATGTGCTCGAAACTCATAAAAATCAGCTTGCTTAACATTATCAACGTTTCCCAATCCCACTTGGTCAGCAGTCACTTTATGTGGGTTTGATGTATCATCTACATGGCTATCAAATTCAGCCTTAGATGCTTGTTTTACGTTTTCGACGTTTCCCAAGCCTAGCTGATTTTTTGTAACGCCGTGGGGATTGGATTTATTATTTATATGGGTGTCTAAATTCGACTGAACAGCAGCAGCCTTTTTCTGTGCCCCGTCTTTAGTTTCAATGTTCTCTAAGTCCTCAAATTTTTTCCGCAGCTCTTCAACGGTCTGAATGGTCTCGTTATAAAGCTCGTTGATCTTATGTTTTAAGGACTCAAAGTCGTCAATATAATATTCAACGCTCGGCAGAATGTCGGTGTCAATTAGCGCCTTCTTAATCTCAAAAGAAAATTCATGGATCGACATTGCCTGTTGATTGGTGTACGAAACATCCAATTCCGCCTGAACAGTCCCAACGTGTCTAATTTCTTCATCAGAGAGGACATAGATCAGCCGGCCGTTCAATTTATCAATGATTTCAATGTCTCGGACAAATCGGCTGCCGTCAGACATTAAAAGAACGAGCTTCACCACTGCCGCGGATAACGGCAGGGGAACCCCGTCCTTCATAAGCTGGAATGATAGTTTTGCTGTTCCTTTGTCTTGAGTTGTATATTGAATATTTGTTTGTACTGGGCTTTTGCGCCGGCCATTGATCGTAAAAGTAAGTGATTCATCTTTATACGGCATAGTGTCCCTCCTTTACTCCTCTATAGAAGGAGATGCTTCATCCTGCCGAAGCCTTTTGATTTCATTCATTTCCTCTTCAGTTATCTTTCCTTGATCGACTGCCATAGTAAGAAGCTCTTCTTTTCCGTCCCAATACCCTGATATATAGCAAGTCTTAATGGCATTATAAAAAGGGCTGCTCATCCTGCATCACCCCTTACCATTGTTTCCAGTATATCGGCAACAGCTTTCAGCGCCTTTGCCCCGTCGCTTTCTTCAGCTGAATCAGCAGTCTCAAGCGACTTAATGTATTCAGCAGATGCGCTTTCTACCCATTCTGTCCCTGTCCATTTGGCCTGTACCAAGTCACCCGGACTGATCTCAGTTGAATTTTCCGGAATCACGCGTTTTACCTTTCCGTCATCATCTTCAAAGTATTGAATTTCAACCGGGCAATCATAAATATAGTTTTCATCATATTGGTAAGCCCACATTTGTTCATATTCCATTTGAGACACCCCTTTTTAATCCAGCTTGATGATTTCATCAATATAGGTGTATGTTGCATTTGACTCGTTTTTTGCAAATAGCCCAAGAGCAGAGATATTTCCATTTGATCGAAAGACGATTTTTCGCTCTCCTGTTGTACCGGCCACGGGGCAGCTTTTAAAGGCATTCTTTTTAGGGCGGGCACTGGCAGGCAATGTTGCGAAATCGACGCCATCTTTTTTCGGAATGGTAACTCGGCCCCTCACAAAAAGAAAACCTCCCTGTACTGCAAATTGCAGACGATTATTGCCGTCAGGATTCTTTGCGCCATTCTTTAAAGGTAGGTTTGCCCAGGGCAGTTTTCCACTTGCTGAAATCTCAGACCATTCACCAATATTCCCGTCATTTGTTACAACTCTTGTCAAAATTTTAATTGGCCGCCCTGTTGAGTTACGGGTCAACGTTTGAATGACTGATCCGGCGCGATCTGCCGGCGCAATGTTCAACCACCATCCAGCGTTACCGCTGTCCGGATGATCCGAAAGCGTCTTTGTTTCTGTCGTCAGCATATAGTAAAAACCGGGTTGCCTGAATTCTTTTAAGGATTTCAAGCCTTCTGGAAGCCGTTTTGAATAACCATTATTTTGAGTGAGTTTATATCCTTGATACCCTTGGGCTAAATCAATACCGAATTTGGCTGCATTCTCTTTCGAATGGTAGGCATATACCTTGGCAAGTCTTTTTCCGACGGCTCCTGTAGCCACACCTGCGAATAGCGATTTCTTTCCTGTCGTCGGGTCCTTGTATAAAAAGATGGATTCAGGCTCTCGGAACCCATCTTCATATTTGCCGTCTGGCCCATAACCAAAATCACATGAGATACGTTTTTTCAAGCTTCCATCCTTAAAGCTAAATTGCGTGATTTCACATGGATATGTTTTGTTATTTGTATCTCCGGTGTACCAGTATAAATCGTATCCGTCTATTGTGAAGCCTTGGAGATAAAACAAGTCATTCGGAATGATCACCTTTCCCAGCACTTTATTTACCCCGTTTTTCACGTCACTTAATTTCCGAAGCTCTACCAAACTATTATCATCTTTTAATCTCATTCGAAACGCTATAAAGCCATTTTCTCTATCAATAACAGGGATCGTATAGTAATCGTTGAATTTGTTATAGCGTTTGATCCCTCCGCTGCCGCCATTCAGTGTGGCGCCCGCTGTATAAGGGAAACGCACAAGATCGTTTCCGACAGTGTTTCCGTTTGAATCGACAACATTATAGTTGGACCAGATATACATTTTCCCGTTTTCCCGTTCCAGTCCAATTGTGGTACCGTGGCCGCCGTGAACGAGCTTCATGCTGTCCAGCATCACTCCGTTTGGGTTCATGCGGGTAATGATAAAACTCTCGCTTTTATCTTGATTGCCGCTGGCAACCTGTGTGGCGTAGATATCGCCAGTTAACTCATCAATGACAAAACACTGCAGCACTGTTTTATCTGCTAAATTCAAGTTTGTATGGTAAACCGGCGGAATGGTTGTGAAGTCAAATCCCATTTCTTTTTGAACAATGGAATCTAAGTTTTCAACTTCTGTCTCTTTTGCAATTAAATGATCACGTAATGTTGGATACACCTTTCCTCGCTTATCTACGCGAGCATCTAGCATTTCCTTTATATTGGTACCATCTGCTTGTAAAACAAGGTTTCGGATACGCGCTTTTGCTATTTCAATTTCTTCATAGACAGTTAGTCCGCCGCCATGAGCGACCTGTGAAGATGTATGAGCATTGTCTGCCCGTTTATGATTCGTAATATCTCGCTCAATACCATTCACAGCAGTTTCAATGCTTCCTAAATCAGTTGCAAGCTGTTCCTCATATAATGAGTTTCTAATGGTACCAAAATACTTTCTTAGCGTTAACAACAGCAGCACTCCTTTCTTGAGCAAAATAAAAAACGCTTATCGGAGCGTTCGCATTAACTGATCAATATAGCGTTTTTGATCTCTTATTTTCTTGGCCTGATTGACTGCAATGTCTTGTATATCCTTTCTAAAATTCGCAAATGTAAGCTTAGGACTGCTGTAAGGGTTCAAAGGATTATACTGAATGGTTACTAAACGAACATCATCTTCAAATGTAATGCCGTCGGCAGTATCAGCTAACACATGAATTGTGTCACCTTTCCAAAAAGGTTTTTCTATTGATAAAAGCTTAGGTTCATAGATATATTGATAATCCACACTTACAGTCGTTTCCGGGTAAGGATTGACATGTTTCTTTAAGGCTGAGACCATGCTACCCGCCTTCTTGATTGTTTCATCTTTTATCGGGTCGGCCCACCTTGGTTTGCCCTCTCGTAAAAATTTTTTCTCTTCGGGATGAACATAAAGAATAGGCTCAAAAACATACTTAGGTTTCTTATCTGTAGAATTGCTATCCTTTGCCATGGCGCCGTATCCCCACGCCCGAGTGGTGCAGTTTTGCGAGTTTGTTTTGATGTTAATTCCCGGCATGTTATAACGGGAATCAAGCGTGAAATCTACTTCCTGCCCCATTTTTTTGTAAACATGGATTTTATAATTATCAACATCAATTTCTAAATCATAATCCTCTATGATTTGATCCATCAATTCTGTGCTGTTTTTCTCTCCAAAATTCTCCTCTTCTGCCGATGGGAAATCACTTTCAGGAGCTTCTAATACATAAGTGAAGTCCGTCCCTTTTAGTGCAATATCAAGTGCCTCTTTTAGCTTTAGCTTTTTAGAGACCGTTTCCTCAACACGGTTTTCGACAAGAAGGACAGAGTAGATATGATTCGCGGTAATCGTTTTTGTGATTACATTTTTTGATTGTTTCAGGTCAACATCCGTAATGTAGTATTTCTGGTGATTGAACTTTCTCTCGTCTATATAAAGGATATTGTCGTTTATTAAAAGATCAAATTCAGCTGCATTCTGCTGAGTTTTTGTAATAGTGAAGGTAAAGCTTTTCTTTCCTGTTGTGTCATCTGTCAAATCAACAATAACACCTGTTATTTCAACGACATCCTTTCCGTCAGTCGTAGAAACAAACAATTGAGGGAAATCAACATCAGAAGGCAAGTTTTTATTTAAAGAAACGTCTTTCCCCGCATATTCCTTACTTGGAAATACAGGTTCCTCAACCGGCGTATCTGGATTATCAGGTACATCTGGTTCGTCAGGAAGCGTCGTTATGTTGTCGTATTGCGTTAAATTATATTTATCTATGATACTGATTAACTTGCTCGGATAGTTCACATCAGTAGCATAGCCGCCGTCTTTTACTGCTTGACATGCCTTTTTATAGTTGGTCTCACCCACGACCGCCTTATACCGATCAAGACGGTTATACAAGCTTCCTAAATCAGCCAAGCTTTCAGCATAGGAGGGATACTTTCTAAACTTTGCTTGAATCCGAGTAACGTTTCCATATTTGTCTTGCTCGCTTGTCCACATCAAAACATACTGACCGTTATATGTCCCTTTTATGCCAAAAAGATTATGCGCTTTTTGCGCCAATCCACTTGTGCCGTACCCACTTTCAAGACATCCTTGAGCAATGACAAGGCTGGCGAGAACATTATATTTTTTGTATACATTTTGTGCGCCGGGTACAAGGCTTTTAATAAAGTCTGCTGCAGCCATATCATCCCTCCTTACTTGTAATAAAAATGGGTATCAAATTTGATTTCAAAATCATTCGAGTTTTGTATTTCAAACTCGTTCCATCCAATATCTAAAGAAGGAAGCCGGCCAGAGGTTTTAATTCGTTTATCATTAATCACTGTATATTGTTTGATGAACGATACCTTCTGAGATCGTTGAAGCTCTTGTTCAATCTTTAGCTTTTCACCGTTCGTGTGATTCACTATTGTGACATTCTTGCCTTTCGCCCAAAAGGTAACATTGTAGTTATGCTGCAAAGTATTTACAATGGCATCCCCCGGATTATAAATGCTGAATCGCTTTTTGTTTTTAAAGTGATATTCAAGATCATCTCTCATTAAAATTCCCATTCCAGAACTCCAATGCTCTCCGGAAAAGTTTTGAGGTGTAGACGATGTGAATTTAGATTCAGCCAGCCCAAGAATGTCGGTAAACTCTACTGTGAATGTTGCATGGTTTTTCTGCTTATCTTTCGGGATAGAGAAATTTCCGTCACAAGTAACAAGAAAACGACGGTTAGGGAGCAAATCCGTTGAGATGTAATAGGGAAACGGCTGAACTAACAAGGCATAAAGTTCATGCCTGTTCTGGTAAAACGTCTCAGCAATAATTGAATCAAGAAGAAATTCAACTTTTATACTTCGCTCCTTATACACAACATCCCGGGGATGCTGCGGCAAGACTAAACCGTTTATCCTCGACATCGTTGTTGTTTCTCGCTCAATACTTGGAGAGTCGGGTGTAAAACTCCTTATACTAAAACGAGGGAGCAAGCTTGTCAGCTCTCGCTCCCCCTTTCCATCGTTAAAATCTATATATAGATCAAGCATTAACCTCTCACCCCACCTTTATAGGCACTCTGGTTGTAACGGTCCGCGCTCTTTTGATCAAGAATCTTCCCATCTCCTTTTTCAAACAGGATATTTGCAACATGCTGACCATCTATCTGAACAGGTGCAGGATAAATGACAACTGGAGCTTGGGCCATTCCTGTGCTTCCTCCTCCATCACCTGTAAGTCCCTTAGATAAAAGCGTGATCAATGCATCAAGCTTTTGGTTTAAAGATGGTGTATCTACTTCGTTTCTGACCACAAGTTCTGATTTCATGGAAATCAGCTGATCGGCCGCCCCCTTTATGTCAAAAGCCATCTGGCTAAGATCCTGTTTAAATGAGCTCATTGTGCTTTGAGCCATGGAAACAGCACTTTTCTTCACTGTTTTAGCTTTATCTTGAATTCCAATTGCAAAACCATCTGAGAAGTTGTGACCTTCCGATTGAGTCAATTTTGACGGGGAATGAGAGTCAATGGATTTCTTTAATGAACTAAGTGCAGATTTACCAAGTTTCCATGCTGCACTAACAAGTGATCCATTTAGAGACCCCATTCCATTTATAAATCCAGTTACAAAGTCTTGACCTACACTGTTTGTTTTAACGCTTTTTAAACCTGTCTTTGCACTATTAGACACATTTTTACCTGCAGAATTTGCGTTACCTTTTTGGCTGTTCAATCCTCTCGCTAATTCATTTCCAGCCTTTTTACCGCCACCACCGTCGGTTGTTTTACCCAATGCACCTGTAACAGATGAACTAAGAGAACCAGCAGCCGATGTATTGGCACCTTTAGTGGAATTTAAACCAGCTTTATGTTTATTTCCCTTGTTCTGCCCTGCTGAATTGGCCTGCCCGCCGCCCTTAGCAAGTTCACTCAATACAGCTTGCCGCAAGACAGAACCACTTTGTACATTTGAGTTTTTGGTAGAGTCTAAACCTGATTTTAGAGCATTTCCCTTAGATTTACCGGCTTGGGCAGGTGTAGCAGTATCAGACTTCAATGAATTATTTAAAGCCTGCTGTAAAACCGTTCCTTCTCCGACAACAGCCGGCTTTGCTTGTTTTAAGCCGCTGGCAAAGTCACGAACTACCTTTTGACCGGCAGCTTGCGTGTTACCCGGCTTATTCATTTCATCTTCTACAGCTGAGACGACTTTGCTTGCTTCTGCTCGCGCTTCGCCTTCTGTCATCCCAACGCCTTGATAAAACTCTTGAAGTGCCTGCTGTGTGGTAGCAATGGCCTCCTCTTTACTTTGGCCTAAACTTTGAAGAAACTCTATTTGTTTATTGGCCCAACGTTCCTGATAGGCTGCCTCAGATTCTTCGGTTTTAACCATGATGCCCATTGAGTTAGAAATATATTGATCTTGACGTTTTAAGGCTTTACCTGTTTCTAAGTCTAATAGTTTTCCGTCTCTCGACATTTTTGAAAAGAGTGCGCTTGAATTTTTCTCATAAGCAGCTGTATTTTCGGCCAATGCTTTTTCGTAATCAGCTTTACTCTTACTTAATAGTGTATTACGTTCCTCAACTTCCATTTCACCTTGAGCAAATAGCCTTTCAATAACATCATTCCGATAATCTAAGTCCTTTTTGGCTGCTTTTTGTCCATCTTCATAAACCTTCTTGATATCATCGTTGTACTGTTTCGCCTGTTCGAATGATAGTTTTCCTTGTTGCTCAGAAACTGCTTTTTGCATGGCAATAGCTTCTTTTTGATTGGCCGCAAACTTACTTGTAGCCTGTTCAAAGTAAGAGAGAATTTCTTTATATCTCACTTGTTGAGCTGCGGTCATTTTAGATGTAACAAAACCAGTCTCTTTTTGGATCTGTTCGAGTTCTTTCAGATTTTTCCGGGCTTCCGCCATATCCTTATCAATCGCGCCAACCATTTTATCTGTGAGCTTTTCGCCTTGTTTCTTGGTGTTCTCGTCTGTATCTTCAAATAACCCTTTGAGAACAACCAAGGCATCTTTCTTCAATGCTTCAAGCTCTTTTATCAGGCTGTCACGCATTTGAGAATATGTGGTTACAAGTTTAGAAGCCATTTTGTCAGCTTCTTCACCGGAAACCCGGCTCAATTCAAATAATTGAAGTTCAGCTTTTTCTCTTAAATCAACATATGCCGCCGCTGATTTTTGAGTTGCTTTAGAAACCCCTTCACCGTAAAGCAATGCAGCTTCCCGTGCCTCTTCCTGCTTCTTCTTTTGATTCTTTAATTCTTCATTGTAAGCATAAGTAGCAACAGTAATTCCTCCGAGAAGAGCAGTTCCGCCGACAATGGCCAAACCAACCGGACCAGTGAATGCAAGGAGAGCTCCTATACCAGCTGTTAACGTAGCGACGGCTGTCGTTACACCCAGAACGCCTGTTGCAAGTAGCGCAGTTTTGGCAATGGTTTGAACTGTGCTGGAATCCATATTATTAAAAACGGATATGATCTCTGTTCCTTTGTCGGCCAGATCACCAAGCGCCGGGAGAAGATTTTCAGTTAGTTTAATCTTTGCACCTTCAAGCGCAGACTGAAAAGCAACAATGCTGCCGTGTGCATTATCAAGCATAGTATCAGCCATTTTCTTGGCTGCACCATCTGACTTTTCAAGGGCTTTTGTATTTTCTCCAAGGGCTTTTGATCCTTTTTGGAGAAGAATTGTCCAATGTTTATACGCCTCGGCGCCCACAATTGTTTTCAGCGTAGCTGCTTGCTGCTCCTTCGTCATGCCTTTCATGCCTTTTTCCATCTCAGCAACTACTTCTGGCATACTCTTCATATTCCCAGCAGCATCAAAGAAATTAAAGCCTAATCTTTCTATTTCCTTGGCTGCTTTTCTGGAAGGTGCTGCAAGGCGGGTTAAAGATGTTCCAAACGCTTGTCCTGCTAAAGTTCCTTGAAGACCGGAATCACCAAAGGCCATAATTGCGGCAGCTGATTCCTCCATGCCCCATCCAAGTGAATGAGCATTAGGTGCCAAGAATTTCATGGCTTCACCCATCTGCTCTACATTTGTGTTTGCATTAGCAGCTGCATAAGCAATGACATCCGAAGCGTGGCCTGATTCCTTAGCTTTCAGAGCAAAAGACGACATGATATTTGACGTAATGTCTGCCGCCGCGCCCAGCTCCAATTGACCAGCAGCCGCAAGACTGAGCATCCCCGGCATAGCATCATAAATATCATTCACTTTAAATCCAGCCATAGCTAAAAAGCCCTGTGCATCCGCCGCCTGACTTGCTGTAAAGACAGTGGTTGCACCGAGCTCTTTTGCTTGCTCTTTCAATTTGGCTACCTCTGACGCTGTTCCGCCGGAGATCGCTTTTACCTTGCTCATTTGCTTTTCAAATTCCATACCGGTTTGTATGGCGTTTTTGAATGTCAAAACTAAACCACCGAAGGCCACGCCCGACGTCATTGCAACCGATGATCCCACAGATCGCATCGTACCGCCAACAGAATTCATGCGCTGCCCCATCTGTCTGATTCGCGCCGCGGCTCTTTTTGATGCACTCTCCATCTCTTTTATCTTCTGAGTCGTTTCCTTCAAGGCATGTTGCGTTCTATTCATCTGCGCAGTCGCATTGTTCAGTCGACGGGCAAGAGATTGTGTCTCTTTTGCATCCTTCCCTTTTTTGATCGCTGCATCTGCATAAGCTCTTTCAAGGCCTTTTACTTTTTGTTTATGCAGCTCAAGCTGTTGACTAAGAGTCCGGGCTGTTACTTGGGCGGTCCTTAACTGATTCCCCCACACACCGACTGCTGTACGGTTCTTCTCAAACTCAGATTTGGTATTTTTCATTTGAACAGCAATACCACGCATCTCGGTATTAAACTGCGATGAATTGGTATACAGTTTGACTTTAATATCCTTGCTCAATCGGGCACCTCCTTATCCTAAAATCTGATCTATGTACATCTGATCATTCTCATTAGGTTTCGGATTTTCAGTCGTTTCTTTTCTCCTTGCCAACCGTTTGAGATGATAAACAATGTCCATTTCGTCAATTTGGTTTTGAGAGAACCCGACTTCTTCCAAGGCGTTATACATATCCATTACAGCCTCGGACAAACTTACTCCCCCGGTTCTTCACCATCTGCATTCTGATTTGGATTTAACAGAGCGCTAGCTTCTGTTATGTTTCCAAGTACATAATTTGCAGTAGCATAAATTGTTCTACCAGCTAGTCGGGAATCGATTCCCTCTTCAAATTGATCAAGCGTGAATTTATTTCCGAATACATTACAGACAAATTCATTTTGTTTTTCAGTAAACAGCCTGTCAGTATCGTTAGATTCAAAGTCTTCCGCAATAGCCGCAGCACTGCGAAACAACTTTCCGGAAATGAAGTCTGGTGTCACAAACTTTTTGTCTTTCCCGTCAATTCTTAGAGTGATTGTTAAAGCCTCCACTTTCATTCCTCCTTTTAATTCAAGAAAAAAGAGCGCTTAAAGCGCTCAGGTTATTTATTTACCGACGTCAACAACTTCATCATTTCCGCCAGAAGTAAAACTATCTTCGTTATAGACAACTTGTCTGAACCAAGTATCAGCATTAATGCCGTTTCCTTCTTCGGCTTTAGCTTCCCATCTTCTCTTTCCTTTTTTCACATTGGTCAGTGGACTAAATTTAATTTTCACTTGAGTAGATTGTGGTGACGGTTTTCCTTCTTCCGTTTTATGTTCAACTGGTACCAGTTCCGGCTTCCCTTTTAAGGCCCAATAGTAACGGTACCCACCAGTTGAAATTTTAGCGCGAAAACCCAGTGCAATCTCTAACGGCCTGTCATCCGCACTAGAGAAATGAATGCCCTTTTCAACCGTTTTCCCGAAAATCCTCGCCTGCATATCAAGGGGTAAATCTGCGACTTCCATTTCACCGTCAATGTCTCCTAAGCTGCTTAGCTGTGCATACGCACCGTTATCCGCATAGAAAGTTTCTGTTTCAGACTTCGGATCAAGTTTCATACTAACCGCGCCTGGTAATTCCTCCGGAACCGAAAATTCAAGTTCACTTTTTGTATCTTTCAAAACTTCCGCGATATGGAACATGTCCAATCCAGTTAAGACTCTTCCTGACATCTATTATTCCTCCTTAAAATAGCCTTTCACGTATCTCATTGCTTTGTGATAGACTTTGGTGTCTGCTTCATATAATGGTTGCGAATCATACCGGCCATAACCGATTGAACGCATTAACTTATCTATTTCATTAGCAATCGGCTTTTCAAATTTCCGCGTACTTGACTGAGTGAATATACTAATCTGAAACCGCACTTCAAAGCAGTATGCTTTGTTATCTGCATAACCGGCATCAGCATCTTTAAGCTCATAAAATATGACCCTCGGAAAAGCATTCACATCATTTGCGGTAAGATTATGAATTCCGCCCGTTACTAATTCATCCAATTTAGAACTGGACGTAAAAGTTTTAACCAATTCACTAACCGGGTCCATCGTCATTTGATCGGCGCTGTAAGGATTCTCTGCATGACCTCAACAGCGCGCGCCTCCCCTTCTTCTCCGCCTTTTTCAATAAAGGGATGCGGCGGCATTTTTGAAGTGCCCCATTCTAAAAATCTGGCCCGATAAGCGACTTTTTTATTCGGACCAACAGAAACAAATTTCTCTCCGTCCTTGGATTCTCTTGCGTTAGAGACTGTAATATTGTCTTGCATATGAGGCTGTTGTTTATCACTTCGGTTAACGTGGCCGCGCTGCCGTTCAGCAATAATCTCACCGCCAGCCTTCAATGCTACAGGTTCAACCTTTTCAACATCTCCGCCGATTTTTTCAAAATACCGTGTTAAATCATCAAGGCCGTCAATGTCCATATTAGCCATTCAAACCAACCTCCTGACACATGATCTCAAGCTCTTCCTTGTTATCCTCGGGATCATTAAAATCTATTACATCAAAAGTGCGGAACATCGGTTCATTCTTTTCATCTCGGCCGACACATTCAACAATCCTCATATCTCGTTGAACGTCATTCCGATAACGTATGGTGATCTTTTTCGGTGATTTGACTCCCCATGCTCCCGCGACAACAGATTCATTGTTTCCGAGAGAACTAAATCCTTCTATAGCTCCCCATACAGTGAAAAGATCAATATATCCCTCATTCCAATTCAGCTCTTCATCCTGTATCGACTCCTTCTTTTGAAAGGTCAGTCTGTGCCGAAGTTGGCTGATCTTTTTTTTCATCTTCTTGTTCCTCCACAGATATATAACGCAGCTGCGTCAGTATATTTTCAGCAGTAAAAGGGATAGACGATCCGGCACCCCCGGACTCATATATCCCTTTGTTTTCATACCAATGTTCAACAAGCATCTGAAGTACCAGCTCAAATTGCGGGTGCCCTTCAATATACCGGCCTATTCCATTTATGATATAGCTTTTGGCCGCCGCTATTTGTTTCAAGAGTTGGCGATCATCTTCTTCATGATCGACCTTTAAATAGTTTTTAATAGCCTCTAAATCCATTTAATACACACCGCCTTATTCTTGTGGCGCTTCATCTGTTCCTTTAAGCGTCTGCACCTCATTTTTCAACTCATCAATTTGTTTTTGCAACTGGTTAAATACTGTTTTTACATCTGAATTTAAATTGTCCATCATGACACTTCCAGAGCCAATGTTATTGCTGCGAACAGACTTGTCCCCCAACATTTCGTGAGTAATAGAGCCTTCTTCAATTACAGCTGGATCGCCCTTTGGACCGGGCTCACCCTGAGGCCCGGGTTCACCCTGAGGCCCGGGTTCACCTTGAGGACCGGGCTCACCTTGAGGACCGGGTTCACCTTGAGGGCCGGGTTCACCTTGAGGGCCGGGTTCACCTTGAGGGCCGGGTTCACCTTGAAGTCCTTTCACATAAACAGGGTTATCCTCACTGTTTTCTTTTAGATAAACAGGTGTAATTGCTTTACCGTCAGCCCCTTTTTCTGATGATGTTTTTACTCCGCCACTCTCATAAAGATAATCTTCTGCCATCTTCACTCATCCTTTTCTTTATATTTTTCATTCAGTTGCAGCTGGTTCTGTTTTCGCTGTCTCTAAAGCTTTTAATCTATTTTCTAAACTTGAAAGTCTTTCTGTGATAGCTGAATTCAAGTGCTCTTCCATTACACTTCCGGTGCCTATATTGTTGCTGCGGACTGATTTATCCGCCAGCATTTCATGGGTTACACTTCCGGTGCCGGGTTCTGCTTGGCTGCCGCCGTCTAAACTGACTTCTTGTCCATCCTTAATGACCTTGCCTCCGGCAATTTCTAAAACACCGCCAATAACGGTACGATCCCCGCCATCAGTAGTGTAATTTTTAGTAGAGTAGCTCACAATATCTCTCCTTATTCAACTGTGACTTGTCCAAATACTACAGCATCTTCATCCCACTTACGGACATCTTCTCGCTCAATACCTCTGACTTTTGTTGAATTTGTTTCAAATGCTCCTGCCCCTGTATCTGTGGATGCGATTGACTGTTGTTCACGATCAAACAGAACAATCGCTTCTTTTAAATTCCCGATGATGAGGGGAGCTTTACCTTTTTGAGTTTTTAATACTCTGTTAGTAAAAGGTACGACAGGTCGTCCATCAAGTAATTTCTTTGTAGGATTGGTTGGGTCTGGCTGTAATAAGTATCTGCCTGTGCCATCTTTAAGCGTGTCTAACCAATCGTATCCGTCTTGGTTTGTCATCACGATAGACCCCGGCGAAACCATCGGATCAAGCGTGACGTTTAACACTTTTTTAATACCATCTAAACCATCAATATCCACTTTTTTCAATGATGCAATTGCAGCCAAAATCAAACTGTTACGGGTAACAACTGATTTCTTTGCGAACCATCTTGCTACATATGACATGATCGCTTGGTCAGAGTCGTTCAACATTGAATTTGATAGGGTCATGATGCCACCATAATCCACGATTGAGTAGGATATTTTTGTGAATTTAGGCTGATCAATCTCAGGTAAATTCCCCAATTCCTCTACAGGCGAAAATGGCACCATATCAGCATTCTTTTCAAGCAAACGAGTTCCAGAACGAGTTGTCACAGGTTCAACGGTTACGTATTGTTCCAATGGCTCAAACTGACGTTTAAATTCATGAATTTGTCTTCCAATGTCTTCAGGGATCAAAATTCCGCCGTCTTCATCATTTATACCCGACATGGCTCTGAATTCTGGGCTATCCAGAAGGTCACGCTCTTCATCGGTAAGTCTTTTCCCTCTCAATCCTTTAAGGAAAGCTTTAGTGTATTGCTGTTGCCTTTCCTCTTTTCCTTGATCTTGTGAACGCTGCCCTTCTGGATTCCGCTCCTGCTCCGGCACAAAATTCACTCCTCCCGGCAAGTCAGGCACATCAAGTGAACGTCCTTCGGTCATCAATTCAATTTGATTCTTGAGCTGTTTCACTTCATCAAGCAAGGCACGGGCCTCATCTGTTTTCCCCTCCTGCAGCGCCTTGTCTGCTTGTTGCTTCTTTTCAGTAAATTGCTGTCTTAATTGAATTTCTTTTTTGCTCATTTGCATTGGCATATAGGTTTCCTCCTTATTTAGACACAAAAAAAGACCTTACTCCGGGAGTACAAGGTCAAGTAATTCCAATTCCATTTTTAATGTTTCATCTGATGCGTTGCGGCTCTCCTTCAATTGCTCCACTTTTTCCAAGCTGCGGGCGCCTACGACTGCCTCTGTATCGCTATACGCCGGCGTCGTCACAAGAGATATATCAAAAATACGATGTATTTTGTTAATTCTTCTCTCGTAGATGTCCTCATCTTCATTCAGCCGCCACTCGTCCGCTTCTGCGTCTCCATAATCGAGTGAAAAAGCAAAAGAGCATTGATTAATAACACCGCTGCGGACATTCTCCATTAAATCACGAGCATATGACGTGTCTGAGGGCTTAAATCTGAATTTGAGACCTATTCCATCTATTTCAAGGTCAAGACGCCCAGAATCGCCTGAAACAGTATTTCTCGCCAAAGGAAAGTCTTGCTGATGATTAAAAAGAGCAATAACGTTTGAAAGATCGGCTGAATCAAGTGCATTCCTGCTTATAATCTCCTTGAACCATCCAAGACGCTCTGACCATTTTTCAAATTTCAAGGCATATCCTTCGACAAATTCGCTTTGCCCTTCACCTTCTGAACGTATTTCAATGGGTGTTGTTAACTGCCGAACCTCTTTATCCTTCATTCTTGATGTCACCCCCTTTCACGGCACCGCCAGCTTTAAGACGCTGATATTCTTCCATGAAATCAAGGAACACATAATTTAAGCTGGCAAGATATTTTTCACCGTGTGGAATCGGATTGCGTTCAATGAGCTCTCTAATTTCGTTTTTATTCAGCACTCCTGTTTCATGCATTGTTTTAAAATACTCAGCCTGCGACTGGCTATCTCCCCGCAGCTCACTGTCGACATTGAATTTTACATAGTGGCCGCTTCTTTGGTTGTGATCCATAAATAATTTGACGTTGAGTTCTTGTTCAAAATTCACGATCCACGGCTGCAGAGTATTCCTGACATATTCAATAGACTGATGCTCAATATTGGAGAAGGTTGCTTTATCCAATTCGTTGAGTTTATGCAACGGCACTTTATAGATCATTGAAATTTGCGCTTTATTAAATTTCATAGACTCGACAAATTGAGCTTCTTGCAATGGCATAGAAATAGATTGATATTCTAAACCATTGTCGATGATCGCAATATTTTCGCCCTGGTTTACTCTTTTCCATTCTTTACGAACATTCTCTTTAGGCTTCTCATCTAAAAAAGCAGGAACTTTCAAGATTCCGCGCGGTGTTGCTTCATTTTTATACAGCTTGGCATTGTATTTTGTGGCGGCCGATTGTGCCCCGATATGTTCCCGCACTACCCCTATGGGTGATTTTCCGTGTATGCCATCTGTTGAAAGTCCTTTAAAATGCAGCACTTCATGATCATACAGCTCCACGGTCTTTCCATTGACGACCGTTTGATACCACAACATGCCCGTATTCGGACTAATATAAGCGTTTGTAGTCTCAGGCCGTAAAGGAGACAGCGCTTTTGGATAACCGTTTTCACCGAATTGGATATATGAGTAACCATTTCCCCACGTCAGTACTTGCGTCATCATCAACTTTTTCCATACAAAAGCCGTCATATAAGGATTAGGACGTGCATAAACAGCGTAGGCAGTGGGATGATCCGGATTACGTTCTATGCCGTTTTCTGTTTTCTGAAACGTATGGATCGGAAGCTTCGCTATATCATCTGATAATACATTCACGCAAGCAAAAACATCAGGCTGCACCAATGAATTTCTTTCATTTACAGTTTCACCGCTTGCTGTTTTCCGGCCGCCGAATAAATTTACAAATAAATCATTGAAACCGTCTATATCCGTTGAACCAGACCGTTTTTCAAACATCCGATCTATTAGCAATTATTTCACCTCGCTTTCTTGGTCAGAAGATAGGCATAAAACATAAAAAAGACACCCGTCAGAATCAGACCGATGTTTGTATTCCATCTATAAGCAGCTGTCAGGATAAAGCCTGCACCCGTGATGAACAGCAGATCATTTAATATCAACAAGAAAAAAGAAAACCCTCTTTTCATAACTCTAGGGTTAAACACGGCGGCAAAAAAAACACTAACCTTTTTCATACTTCTCACATCCTAAAAACTGAAATTGCCGGACCCAAAATGTTCATTCAAATCAACTCTTCCACTATTGCCGAAGTACATCGCACGGGCATACGCATTTATAACAGCTGCAATGGGGTCAATCCTTTGCGGCGATTTTGCTTTATCCAGCATAATATTTTCCTGCGGATCAATTTTCATGATCGCGTTATTGATCGCCCATGTTAAAACTGGATCATCACCGTGTATGATTTTCCCCTCATAAACATTTTCACGAAAGCTCTTAGTTGGTAATGAAAGATGATTTATTCTTTGCGGCATCTCAACAGTCGTAAGCCCTTTTGATTCAAGCCGTTGAGCTAAATGAAGAGCGTTCCATTTGTCATATACGATCTCTTGTGGCCGAAAACGATGTTTATGAATGAATTCCATGATCCATTGTTCGACTCGTTGATAATCAACTGCTTCCCCTGCTGTATACGTGATGTAACCCATCTCTTTCCACAAGTCATATGGCACCTTATCGGTGGCCATTTTTTCCTTTGCTCGTGCCTCCGGCATAAAGGAATGTTGTCCAACGTAGAACAAACCTTCCTGCACGGCCACATATCCAACGGATGTTAAGTCTGTAGTCATTGACAGATCAAGCCCAAGGTAAACCGACATGCCCTGTAAATCAGGGATTTCGCCGCTGCATGCCCGCCATTTTGTCATGTTCATATATCCATTATCCTTTTGATCAACCCATCGATTCATATTTTTTGTCAGGAAGCTTCTCATTTTCTCTGGAACTTCCAATGCTACTTTTAAGGCTGACCGTAAAGACTCCATGCCTTCTGGATATGTTGCAACAATCGGATTAGCTTTAATCCAATTTGATTCGTCTTTTATATCGTCCTCTGGATCAAGCTCACAGATCATAACAAAATAATCATCATTCTCCGTGTCAATGTCCGGATCAAGTATTTTACTTGTATATTGATATTCCCTGAAACACGGCCTTTCCATATGAAATCCGGCTGTCGTAATAACAGCCATTAACGGGCTGCGGCGGGCGACCATACCACTATCAAGAACATCATATATTTCACTTGTTTCATGAGCATGATATTCGTCCACTATCCCAATAGATGGGTTTTTCCCGTCCCCTAACTTCCGGGCTTCACGAGATAAAGGCTGAATGATGGAGTTTGTCTTGTATTTTTTGACTCGCCCATTGGCTGAGGAGTATTTCCCTTTCAGTATGGGCGCATGATGCAGCTGTTCGAGTATGGCTTGATAAACCTCATCGGATTGTTCTCTGGACCACCCGGCGATAAATACCCGGTGTTTTTCTTGCGTCGGAAAAATCTCATATGACGCCATTAAAGCAAGAAACTGTGATTTCGCATTTTTCCGGGCCAGCTGGATATAAACTTTTCGAAATCGCCGAGCACCGTTTTCTTTTTTATAAAATCCGTAGATATTAGCCGCTATAAAAAGCTGAAAGTCTGTAAGTTCAATTGGCTGTCCGGCAAGAATCCCCTCGACGTGTCTGAATTGCCTTGCCCATTCATAAAAATCGACAACAGCCTCGGCATCAAAATAATAAGGGCAGTCATCATCTGCAAGTCGTTCAACATCTCGAAAAAAGCGCTCAACAGCCCATCTGTGCTTTTTGCTTGCCTTGATTTCACCAGAACGGATTTTCTCAGCGTATGACCATACCCGTTCAATGAGAATTTCGGCATTAATCTCTTGCATTACATGCGGCCCCCGAACCGTTCTTCCTCTTTTGACTTCGGTTTCCCATCATCTTTTTTCGGGATGACAAGTCTACAGCGAGAGGAAATGGTCAGCCCTAAATCACTTGAAGCTTGCCGGCATTGTTTAAATAGCTTGTCCTGATTAATTAACAGCTCGGAATAGTCATCATTTGTGACTTGTTTTTCATGTTCCCCAATAACATTTCCCGCTTGATCAAGGTCCTTGACGATAATTGTCTTCATCGGTCCCTGTTCAAGCAATTGATCAGTGATCTGGATGTAAAGTTTACGGGCATATAAAAAACGGGCGAGCGCATCAACATCTAAATTGGTCATAATCCCGATGTTTTTTAGCTCGTCCGCTATCTTTTTAAACTCTCTTTTTAAGTCTTTTGGCAAATAAGAAGGAGCTTTTACTTTGTCGTTTGGTGCCTTTATTTCCTGTGCTCGACGCTCCTCGATCTCTTGCTGTGTCAGATGTTTCTTCCCTTTCACCAGTAGCAAGTCAACTGGTTGCCGCGGTCTAGCCATTCCCTCACCTCCTTCCGAATTTTCATTTAGGGAATTTTTCAAAATGGGGAGGGGAGCGCGGTCTCTGGCGTTCACCCCTCAGAGATTTTAGGGTGGGGGGTGCTCATTTCCTCTTTCAGCTGTAGCATTGCGGCTTCTAATTTCTTTTGTGCTTCTTTTAATTTCTTTGTATACAGATCGAATGCTGTTTCCTTTTTCATCGTTGCACGAAGAGCAAACAGTTTCTTTACCTTCTGTTGCATACGTCTTATGTCAGCGTTGGTGTAATAGGATGTATACTCAGTCCGACACCGAGGACACTTGATATAATGCTCACGGATTCCGTCGTCATGCTTCCTGACCTTTGAGCATCCTTTGACCAAGAGCATTGTTCCGCATTCATCACACATGCATGTTTGATGTTCTGTTCCCAAATCCTCCATCCTCCTTCGCTGTCTTTCGGCTATGGCATGGCGCGCATAGTGGCTGCCAGTTGCCTGAGTCCCAAAAGAGTTTCCTGTCTCCTTTATGCGGCTTGATATGATCGACTACTGTTGCCGGCACCCGTCTACCTTCCATCATGCACGATACACAAAATGGGTGCTTTGACAGATAGCCAAGACGCGCCTGCCTCCACTTGCTGTTATATCCACGTTTGCCAGCGGACTCCCGGTGCTGATCATAGGCCGGCTTGGTTCGCTTGTGCTGTTCACAGTAGCCCTCCCTTGTTAAGTTAGGACAACCAGGTTCATTACAGGGTTTCAAAGACTTATGCATATTACTAGAATCCCCCCATTAAAAAAGCTCTCCAATCTGGAGAGCTTTTAAAAATTATAAATTGTGTGTTAGTATGTTGTAAGTTCACAATGCTGAGCACTAATTATTAATTATTCTCATCTCTAGGTGGAAGTAAACTTGTAGGTAAAGAATCTTCAATCTCTTTTGGAAGTAAAGTTTTTACAGCCGATTGACCAATCTGTTTTGCCGCCTGAGGATTTCTTGCACACCAATTAACTAGCTTAACCATTAAAGCAGTTGCCCATTTCTTTTTAGTTAAGTATTGAACTTGATCCTTTAACAACTCGATTTCTTGATGCATCTTTTTCTTTTCAGCTTTTAATTCAGATTCAAGTTCTTCCGATTTATCAAAGGCTGAAGAATACTTTTCTTCAAGCTCATCAAGTTTATCTTTCAGCTTTTGTCCTTCAGCTTTTGTAAAATAACTCTCAGATACTTCTTCAAACTTTTCTTCCATAATCTTTTCAATTTCTTCTATTTTTTCTTGCGTATCTTTGATTTGTCTCCCAACAACTGAATTTCCCATTTCTCTTCTTAAGCGTTTAAGCCAAGCAGTTATTTCCATTGTAAGGAATTCATCAGCGAATGTGCCATATGATTTTTCACGAGATAATAATTTTCCGGGGCTTATCTCAAATTTTTTTAAATCTCCACTAGGATTTAATACAAATGAAAAGTAAAAATTTTTGTGATAAATATAAGTAATTTGCAAAATTAATTCATCCAGACTTTCAGTTGATTCGATGGATGTTGAGATTTTAAAATCATCTGCAGTAAAACCATTTCCCTCTAATTTATCTCGTAATTCTATTAGGAAAGATTGATTAATATCCAATGACAATAATTTCACCCCTGTTATGTTTTACACTATAAACAAAAAGCATCTCGAAGGATGCTTTTTGTTTATTTTTTAAAGATTAACCTGTAGATCATCTGCTTCTTATAATTGTCATTTTTAAACTCTGATCGATCTAAAGAATGTATATACCATTTATCGTGACGGTCTGACCACTTGGTTAACTCAACTTTAGTTATGTCAGGATAGCTGTATGTATATTCTTCGTTAGTTTCTGGGTTCTTCAAATGAATAAGTAAGAGCGCACCCGTCTTAGTTTCAAGTACCTGATGACCTTTAATCTCATGCAGAATTTGTTCATCTTTTCCTGGTATATCAGGTTCAACGCTTAATTCTACCTTTGTATAATTGTTCAAACAATTAATTAACATAGGATCAATAATCATTAAATTCACCTCCTATTTTATATATCGTCTTATGCATCCTAAATTTTAACACTTTATTCAAATCTTTAAGATTTGATGCTGTTAGATGAATAAAAAAGTCTCATGCAATTTCTTTATCGATTCATTACCTATTACCATAATAACTTTTTTAAAACGAAATGATGTGCCGTTATTCTGCCAAGTTTGTGCCATTTTAATAACTGGGTTCTATTTCGTCTGCATCATCATTTTCCTGTAGTTGTTCATTCTCTTTGAATGTATTCCAATTTATTAGCTCATTCAAAAAATACCCTTGAAACGCATTTAAGTTAGCTGAATAATGCTCGTACCCTTTTGATACTACTTTAAACAACCACCCTATTAGCCCAAAATAGATTAAAAATATAACCAAATTGAATATATACATATTTGGATTTAAGGTTTGATTAAGATAACTATCAAAATTATACTTTATTAAAGTAACAAAATTTATCACAATGGAAATCACTAGAGAAACTCTAAGGGTACCTAAACTATGAATTGTGCTAAGTATGTGCCTATATCGATCTGCTATATAATCTCTTTGAGCAGCATCTTTTAATTTCAATAATCCCCTATGCCAAACATATTCAAAAACGTAATAATCTTTATGATGATCACCTTCACCCCACTCATGCAGACTTACACCCTTAACATGCTCCTCCACAGCATTTGTCATTCTAGCAGCTTCATCTATGATTTGTTTATTTTTAGACCACCTATTAGAAAAGTGAATTTGTTGCATTATGTATCCTATAGTTACCCCGAAAAAAGCTAATGACACAAAAAGACCCAAAGTCTTGGATATATCTATTTTAAATTTAAGTAATTCATCATGATATAAAAATAATATTGGCAAGCTTATTAACATAATGAATACCCATCCTGGTATTCCCCACCTAATAAGATACTTCGTATCAAAATTCAAATTTTTCACTCCTAAACTTTTCCTCTATTATATAACATTTAAAGGCAGTATCCACATAATCCACGAATTACTCATATGTTTTATACTGTGCAACTCGTTGAACTGAGCCAACCCCTTGTCCCCTCTGTTTTTAACCAATATCCCTAAAATGAATTACACGCCTGTTATTTTTGAGGAATTGACGAAAAACGCAAAGAAAAAGGCCCATCCTTGTTGTTTTGGATGAGCCTGGTTATATTTTAAATTTCTTCATAGCGTTGTTCATGGCGTCTTGATTGATTCCGATGTATCTAAGGGTTGTCCGTTGGTCTGAGTGATTAAATATCTCCTGCAGCATAGCAACGTCCTTTGTTTGTTTGTAAAAGTGATAGCCGAATGTTTTTCTTAATGTATGCGTGCCAATGTCATCTAGCCCCACGTACTCAGCAGCCGCCCTGAGAATCTTGTATGCCATCGACCGGGATATTGGCTTGTTAATCCCTTCACGGCTTTTAAAGAGAAACTCATGGTCCTCTTTCCCTTCGACATAGGCCTTAAATTCCCTTTGAAGAGCTGGCGTCATGTCGATTCTCTTTTTCTTTTTCGTTTTCTTCTCTATGAGATTGAAGTATGGCCGTTTAGCGTCTCTTACTCTCAGCTGCAGAATATCTGATATGCGAAGCCCTGAATTGATACCCGTCACAAATAGCATGTAATTCCTCATGTTTTGCTCTTTTAAAAACCTCTTGATGTAAAAGATGCATTCCGGATCACGTATAGGCTGAACAAAATTCATTAAGAAGCTGCCCCTTTCTTGTAGACTTCTTCTCTAAGAGCAAATGCCAACCGATATAGAGCCTTTGCCTTCACACGATAATAGCTGCGCTGGCTCAGGTCCATTTCTGCATACACTTCATAATCATACATTTCTTCCGGCTGCATATAGAGCATGACAATGATCTGCCGTTCTCTTTGAGAAAGCCGGTTAACAGCTCTTTGAATCCTTTTTAGGAATTTGTCACGCTGAATCTCCCAATCAAGACGCTTTAACGCTGCATCTTCTGTCGATGAATGAAATTCATTCGTAATGCTCGGCGGAACAATGCTGTAAGTTGGTGTAACCTTTGGTAAAAAATCATCTGGCACCTGTAAGAGATATAACCGGTATTGATCCAGCAGCTTCTCTGCTTTTAATTTAGTCGCTTCTTCGTCAATCTGAGGAATGTTTAATGTTAATTGATTCATAGTTTTACCCTCCCGTTTATTTGCGTCTTAAAGTCCCGCCTTTGCCTCTTTTGAATGTTTGCCTATCTTGCCCCATCAATTTGCCGCCAAAACCATTCTGAGCGCTCCTGCGCGTTTTTATTGGACTTTTTCTTCCTCTTCTTCATGCCTTCCCTCCGTTCAAATAAAAAACGGACACCAACCAAAGCACAGATTTCTCTGTGTAGTGGTCAGTGTCCGCAGGCGTCTCCATCTTGGACTTATTTAGTTTTAAGCTCTTCTATACATGCATCAGCCATTTCCTCTATAAATTTCAAACGCGTTTTGTTCCCCGAAAAAAGGAAAACAAAATTGATAATAATGGATAAAAAAAAGAGCAATATCAACAAAACAGTCATAATGCTAATTAACTCTTGATTCGCGTTTTTTATTGGGATTTTTAAATATTCAATAATAGAATTGTTTTTAATGACAAAAAGAAATAATGGTCCAGCTAAAAGTGCAATTAATGTACGATTGATTGTGTCCAAACTCCCCTCAGTATTTTTGGTGCGAACATGAGCTTTAAGCATTCTTAACTTTGTTAAATCATGATTTGTATAAATTAATAGCTCTACTCGAAAATTATTGAGATTTTCTAGAAGATTCTTCTTATCTATATCTACTTCTTTTAAGTCTTTTAAAAATGAATCTTGTTCATATATAATCGGATTATTTAACCAATGATATAATTTTTCAGGAGGCTTGACTTGTTCTAAAGGGGATATAAGTACTGATATTAGATAGTAATACATTAATACGTAACTTGAAAAAACTATAAAGTTAGAAGACCAAATCGGTTTGTTAATCCACTCAAAAAAAAATGCTCCTAAAATGATTACCAACAATGAAACTATAAATATAACAGCAAACTTCACGTATTTATTCCAAATTATTTTTTTCATTGCTTCAACCACTTATTAATCACACCCTAATTTAAAAGTTTTGATTCTTTTTCAAATATAATTTCACTATCAGAAAGAAGCGCTTTAGTTATAGTTAAATTCCATGCCCTCATTCTTTTATGCCAACGTTTATGCTTTATAAAACTTTCCCAACTCAATTCATATATACCCTTCAAAGAATATTCTTTATCAAACAATACTATTATCACATATTCAAATTTCTGTATATCAGGTTCCCTTATTTCAGGATCGTTCATACCATAAAAAACTCCCGTAACGCTCCCAGTTGTTGTTTTAATACTATACCGATCTCCTTTTATACTTAGAGCATCGATATTTTGAGTCCCTGTTGGTGCAGCTTGAAGTTTGGGGAGCCCTTTAGTTTTATTATAAAAATTAATAGCCAAGTATTCTCCAAGCTCCCCAACAACATTATTAGTTCGTATTATACCTCGTTGCTTCAGTTCCTTAAGCAACGAACTATAAAGCAAAGTTAATTCTAAATCATCTAATTTTTTTAATGAAACAGTCAAGAAAACCACCCTTTTATTATTTATAATCATATTAAATCATAAAAAAGTGAAATTATGTTTTAAAATCATAAAATTCCCTTATGGACTTAAATATTGGATAAATCTGCTGAGGGACAACTGCGTTGCCTAATCCTTTAATTCTGTCCACCCGATTGGGAATCCCATTAGCCACTCTACCCACGTCGGGTTCAGCTGTCCAACTTCCCCACCGCTCCTTATGTAGTCCGGAAGACTGTTGGTAACACTCCTTCCTTTTTCTTTCAACTTCTCTGGTGTTCTTGCTCCTCGATAATCTCGTGTTATTGGTGTCGGAAAGAATTGAACGTGACTCCCTAAACTCAGACTGCAGTTCTTCCCGCTTTTTAAGTGTCGTCTGCTTGTTCCATTTTTGGTTTGTGTATAGTTGTCTTTTTCTCCAATTATTTGCCCTGCTGTTCCGTCTGTTGCTGTCGGAGTAGGCAACAACGAACGTCCGATCTCTTCGATGTTTGGCGTCGACGGCGCAAGCCGGTATAATAAACGATTGCCCTTTGTAACCTGCGCTTTCCAAGTCAAATAACGTGCGGTCGAGCTCCATGTTTGCGAAGTTAGCAACGTTTTCACCAACAACCCAAGTGGGTCTAAGTTCTTTGATGATCCTAAACATTTCCGGCCAGAGGTCGCGGTCATCTTCCGTGCCTCTTCGCTTCCCGGCAATACTGTAAGGCTGGCAAGGGAATCCTCCTGAAATAATGTCAATTGTTCCACCTGGCTCAATCACTCCTTTTTCCTCTAAAAGCTGTCTATTCAATGTGCGTACATCATCGAAGATGGGAACGCCTCGGAAGTTCTTATTCAATACTTTCTGGCAGAAGGGTTCACGCTCACAGAATGCAACTGTTTCAATCCCAGCCCATTCAGCAGCAAGCGCTATACCCCCTATTCCTGCGAATAACTCGATGCTTTTCATGCTGTCATCCCCCTATTCCCAACCGATTGCGGTTGCAAAGAATAAAACCAAAACCATCGCCCCAATGAGCCATCCGTTTGTTTTGTCTCTTTTTGCAATAATTGCGTCATTGCCGATCATTCTTAGATCATCAGCTTGAGCAACGATCATAGGCACTTCCTCGACATTAACCTTTAAGTGTTCGGCCGCCTCGTAAATGGTCATCGCTTCGTCCTTCGTAGCTTTGACTGCCCGCTGAAGCTCTACTTGTAAAGGAATCATTTTGCTTCCCCCTCGCAAAAGCATTCGCTTTCTTCATGTCCGCACTCTTCGCAAATTCTTTCAACTTGCCACCCCTCAAAATGATAGTGAGGCAATGAAAAATATTCCTTATGGCAACTCGTGCATGTTACAATTCCGTCACTGTCTGAATCCCAATTAGAGTAGGAATCTTCTTCTGTGTAATCGCAGTACGGGCAAGTTTGTTTATCTGATAACTCATTCATTTCACATCACCCTCCAATTCATTTTGGGCAACTGTTATCGCAAAATTGAGATTGGTAATGATCTTCTCTAATGCCTGTTTGTATCGTTTCATATCCCCGCTTAAATGCTGAATGTCCTTTTGTGCCTGCCGGAACTGATGAACCGTTACTTCCTGCTGGCGCTTGTTTTCCTCAATGATCTCCTGCTGTTTTTCTACTGATTGAATTAGAAATTCTTGATCCTCAAGAATAGTGGACCAATTAACGTCAATTTTCTTTTTATAAAGTGAAGTTGCTATTGAAAATCTATTTTGTATTTCCTGCAATTTATCCATGTCCGTTCCTCCCATATCGCAGAGAGGACCGGCCCCTCTGCGTCACATTTTATATCCGATTTCAAAATCAATTCTTGAAAGATTACCTTTTGACGTTTGCACGATGGTTTTCCCGTGCTCCGGCATTTCCGTTAACTTGAATGATTTATTGTTTCCGTCAATCACAATGACGTAATTTTTGTCATTTTCAATTTGGTTAAGTACCTGTTCCAGATTTTCTATATGTTTTGGACAGTTCACTATAAACGCCCCCGTGTGGTATAATAAAAGTGACTAGTTTCTATTTTCCGCACGGTGACGTCTACTTATGACTGTCATCACATCCAATCGTTCATCGAGAAAACCTGCAGCTTTGTCTGTGGTTCTTCTGTTGGGATGATTGGATGTTTTTTTATATACTCCAAGCGCTCCTCTTCCGTCATAATCCATGTAATGACTTCCCCATGCTGACGTAAGTTTTTATTTTCTGTCATGTCCTCGCCTCCTTACTCTTCGTTTAATTGTTTGATGTGCAGATTGTAAAGCGTCTCAATTTCATCGTCTGACTGGTGTTCCAGAAATGCTTTTCCGTATACACCCAGAATAGTGAGCCACTCAATCAAGTGCTGGCGTTCTGTCCATTCCAACGGTCCCCGCTCCCTTCTTGATCAATAATTGCATCGCAGCATTTTTATAGTCAGGCGGACATTCTTCAAACCGCACAATGACCATAAGTTGGTGAATGGTTGCTTTCTCAAAAGGGAAGGCGCTGCCTGATAAGATCATGCTTTGTCGCATCCTTTCCGAGAAGTCCGTTCATTCGTGGCTGAATGAAGTCCCTGCTGGCTTGATCCATAACAAGGAATAGAACTTCGTCTATGTCTCTATTAAGCTGCTTTGAAATACAGATAATAGATTCATTGGCTTCCCACATTTCACGGAACCGCTTAATCTCCGAATCATTCCAGACAAAGTTTTTTTCGATGAATGGTATATACACCGGGCTATCCTGCACGAACCGCCGCAGATTATCTTTTTTACCTTTTAGATGCGTTCTCTTGATTGAAATTCGTTTATTTGCATTTAACCCATAAGGACGTGGCGGAAGCACGCGGCCTCTTGCAAAGTCAACAATGAGCAAAATGATTTCATCCGGCTTTCTATTCAGCAGTTCGGCCATGTCATAAATGGATTTGCCGTCGTACCAGTAATCAACAACCTGACGCATTTGCACCAATGACCATTCAAAATTAAGATCAGTCAAAGCGATTTCTAACCGATCAGCAAGAACCGCAACGCTCATGCCAAACACTTCCTTACCGTCCCGGTATACCGATGAACAATGATCAATCTCTGTTCATGCTGCAGGTTTTTAGAAACCAGCCAGTTGTTTGGATTTAAACCGTTTTGCTTGATAATGTCCTTTTGCGCGCGTGTTGGGCGTTTACCGTGTTTCAAACTGCATTCCTCCTAGAGTTTTTATAGTCTGCTATTTTCTGATCAACCAGAGCAATGAGATTATTGATCTCTTTTTTGCGTTCAGCATCAGTAAGCTTCCGTTCTGGCTTGAGCTCCCAAACGCCAGGCATCACTGCTTGTACCACTTGTTTGCACCCCCTTAAAACGGCATTGCCGGTGTCTTACGACCTTTGTTCTTTTGCTTCTCTTTAAACTCAATTTTTTCAAGATGAGCTGTAAGACGGTTAACGGTCTTTCTGTCATAAAGCTTTGCTAAAGCAACTCCGGTGAGGTTTGTTGTCACTATCGTCACCTTGCCTTGTCTGCCAGTAGAGATCCCATACCAAACTCTTGAAATGAAATCAGGTGCCGCCCTATTCTCATTATCTGTGTCGCCCACTTCGCTCCCTAAGTCATCAATGACGAGGTAATCGACTCGTGTAAGCAGTTCGATTGCTTTGGACTCCGTAAGCTTTTCAGAATCATCTTTGAAAGAACTCTTGATACGCCGCATGAGTGCGTCACTATTAACAAAAAGGGCTGATTTTGCATACTCTTCTGAACTCTTTTTGTTCAGTTCTTTAAGAGCTGCTATTGCCAGATGACTCTTTCCGGCATTGGATTCGCCAGTTAGAAATATGTTCATGATCACGCCTGCTTTGATCTGTTTGACTAGCTCAAGCATCCGGCTTTTGTTCTGTTCGTCCTCTTTGTTGTAGCAGTGGAAAGATTCAAATGTTGCCTTTACCAGAGTTGGATCAGCGATAAGTGAATGTGTAGAAAGAACCTTTCTCTCTACCTGCCGGCGCCACGCCTCAGCTTCTTGTTCGATCTCCCTATTGCGCTGTTCCCTTTCACACATTGGGCATTTTACTGAGCCGTCTCGTAGCTGCATCAGTTGAACTGGATAAGGCTTTTCTTCGCCGCCTATAATTCTTGTGTGTTTATTGCAGTAGACAGGATTTCCAGCCTCATCAGTATGGAATGTCATCCTCCGAGATATTTCGCCCTTGACTGCGGTTGCCCGCTCCCTTGTGATTTCCTCCACGTGATAAGCCTCCTTTTTGGTTTAGATAAGACTCGAACTTTGTGCCGAACAATGTTTCAGGACGGAGAAACTTATTCATAGCAGGGTCATTAAGCCATTCTTCTGTTTTCACTAGGATGACGTGTTTAAAATCTTCAAAACGAAAACCGTCTTTCCAGAGTTTCTTTATAAGTTTTCTTGTTTTGTCAGTGGTATGACGGTATCGTGTACCCGCTTTTTTGTTCAGCAGATCAATGATCAGTTTGTAAGGAATCTCATCGTTTGCTTTTTTTGAAGTGGACGCGCCGTCTGGTTTACCAGACAATATATCTTTTAATTCTTTTTCTTTATCTAATTCTTTATCTATATCTGTACCGTCATGTGACGTCACGCTAACGTCATTATTTTTTTCTGGTGCAGTTAGCTGTAATAGCTTCTTCCGTTCCCGGTATTTTCTGTTTCTTTCAGCGTTTAATTTTCTTACTCTGTCCATACCTTCAACGTTTTGGTGTTTTTCCCAATTGGCAATAGATATGAATTTATTTTCGTCAACTTCAATCATTCCAAATTGTTGAAATGTATTTAACGCCATTCTGACAATTGGTAAGGGCCTATTAAAAATAGTTGCCAACATTTCGTCGGTATACGGGATGTTTTGATTTAGATAAATGTATCCAGAAGCATTGGTTTTCCCGGCTTGAGCAAGCAGTTTGACCCAAATAATTAAAATTGTATCTGATTCAGGCATCTGCTCTATCAACTTAATTTTTTCGTCCTCAAACATCTGAGTGCTTAACTTGATCCACTTAACCTCAGACATTTTGTTCAATCCTTTCTGACTTAGTTAAAGGCCAGGGCGACCTCTTTCCGTTAACAATGACTGTACCCAACAGATTGTCAGCTCTTTCACTTCGGATAACCTTTCCACCTTGCGAGAGAAGTTTATCTAAAGCTTTTTGATGAGTTGACTCAGACTCACTGATTACCAAGTGAAACCTGTTAGTTTGCCAAACATGACTTACTAAGAACATTTCATCCATTCCTTTCAGTTCTTTTTCGAAAAAATTTCAGCAAAGTGTTTATCTAAAAAGGCAGCCATTTTTGAAGCTTGGAAGCTCCAGTTTTGCCCTTTAGATTGTGGGTAAAACACAAAACCACCATTTGCTGAATCTAAAAATCTGCGGAAGTGACTTGGATATAAAATGTTTTCTTTAATCCACTCGCTTTTCCGTGACGTCTTTTTCTCTAAATCTTTCATATTCCAGTAAACGCCGGATAGAGATTGATCTCTCAGTTCTTGTAACTCCACTTTGCTGATAAGGACTTTATCAGCCGGAATCGGAATGGACAGACTAACATCAAGAAGCTGTGCCATAATTTTCTCCTTTCTATAACTTTTGAATAATTCATCCGTAGTGAGACCTAAGCAAGCAGCTAAATATCCGTTTTCTTTGTGAGTGACAAAATATTAAAACACACAACTTAATATTGTTCCTGACAGTACCATTATTAATCAAAAAAAATTCTGATCTTAATATTAAGTTGCTTAGTAATTTTTTCAATCGCCTGTATAGAAGGATTCGCTTTCCCTCTCTCAACTCTTGAGACATACGACGCTGTAAATCCAAGGAGTTGAGCAAATTCGATTTGAGACATCTTACGCTTTTTTCGTATTTTTTGAAGCAAACACCCAAACTCTTTTAGATCAAACATTGTTATATCACATCCTTATTTGTACCTGTAAGGAACAATTTGATCTTAACATAGCTGGTTTTTTTATACAAGCGCTTTTTAAAAGAATTTTCTCGTGAGGTACACGATGTGGTATAATTATTCCTATGAGGAATAAGGCTAATTTTTCAAAAAGCAGGTGTTATTATGGGAAATATGAAAATGGGAGAAGCGATTCGGCGCATCCGTAAGGAAAAGAAAAAAACATTAGATGAAGTTGCTGAAGCTGTGGGAATTACACATAGTTACCTTTCAAGAATAGAAAGAAATTTACAACAACCATCAATACAAGTAATTGAAAAAATCGCTGACTATTTAGGCGTTCATAAATCTTATTTATTTTTTGATGAAGAAAGTCTAAAAAAATATTCAGAACCGGAGAAACAGCTACTTGCACAGAAAAGCATCACAATAGATGATCTTAAAAAGCTAAACATTGTTCATGATAACGGTAGTAAGATTACTGAAGAAGAATTACAACTCGTCATAAACTATTTGAAAGAATTAAGGGAGTTAAAAGAACGGCATTTGAAAGACCTAGATTAACCAACTTTGAGCTTTCTTGTTTCTTCATTTTTCTCCTCTTCAATTTCCTTTTTCAAATTCCCGATGATGTTTTCAAATGTTATATGCATGATGTTTCCCCTTTCAAAAATAGAACCTTTGTTCTCATTGTATTTAAAATCAAATTTAAAATAAACACTTTTTCAAGAATTTCCTGTTTTCGTTTTTTTAGAAAACAGGAAATTTCCCCGAAAAGCACGAAAGACGCTGCCAGCGAAGGCATCGTCTTTTTTTTTGATATTTGTATCAGCTTTTCAGGGTGTTGATGAAATTATGCACCTACTATAATTTCGGCTGTTTGGAATTCACCTTCTGCATTTGAATGATCCAATGCAGCATTTGCACCAGCTAAAGTCAGTATACCGAACGCCAAAATCAAGACTATCGACATCTTTTTCATCTAAAACACCTCCTGTTACTAGATGTTAAAATTAAATCCTAATTTTATCAAGTATATTTTTGGAAGGTTAGAACGAAATTGATCTTTTTGCTGCGAAAAAAAGTAAAGTGATAACAGTAACTTCTCTGCTGACTTTTCTTTAATTCCATCAAAGAGCAAAGCATACCTTTTATAGAAATCATTCTGATAAAAAGAGCTTAATGAGTCCTGTGACGCTAATGATTTTGCAAAAGCAGTCACCTGATAATCTTCAGAAATCTTCTTGCCCCAAAATGCTTGTAAGATGGCTATTTCTTCTTTATTTTGTACTAATTCTTTTTTTCGATCTGGAAAAACGCTGAGCAAGTCAATACATTTCTTATAGTATTCATAAGACAGAAAATAAGATTCGTTCATATAGGACAATGCTAATATGTACAACGCGGTCAAATTTAAATTAACACTGAGGTTTTTCTCACGAAGAGAATGGGCAAGTTCACGAGCTTTAAAAACGGCATTATCTTGTTTTAAATATAGATTCACAGAAACTTCTTCTAAGCGAGCAGAGAATGCCGTCTTAAGAAACGGATCAGATATCCTATTGATATTCTTTTGAATGGTTCCAATTTTATCGAGTGTTAGTTCATACTTTCTGCTTTGATAATTAGAGTACATTTCTAAAATGAGTAGTAATGTTTTGGTATCATGGCAATCTGATTTAAGTTCATTAAGCTTTTCAATATACTCAAAGCTTCCGAGTGACAATCTATATTCCAGCATGAATTTATAGATTTCAGACCAAGAACTGATCTTACCTTCTTTTTTAATTTGCCTTTCAATCAAGGTCTCAATAACCGAAAAAAGTCTCTTGGTATAACAATATTCTAATGCTGCAGGGTAATTCTTTTTCTTCACCCCGCTGAGGCAATGCCTTTTCATCAAATCAGTTTCGTTCTCGGGATCAAGATACCTAATGATCTCTCGAACCATCCAAAAATTAATTTCTTTTCCGCTAAGAAACTTACTTAAATAGCCTTCGCTAATTCCGATTTTAGCTGCTATCATGTTCTGCTTTTCATCGGATGATTTTATCATTTCTTTAAGATGAACTCTTATATCTCTAGTTGCTAATATTCCCATATGATCACCTTTTCAACTTAAATTTAACATATTTACAAAAAGAATTTTGTCGAACAATGGCGATAAGATTTAGAATTTTGAGATTTTTTAATATGAATTATTTCTATGATTCTTTATTATAACATATTTTACATTTAATTCATTAAAGAGCTACTTGATTAAAAACTGATCTTTCAAATTATAATAGATAATGCTATCTTATAGACTGTAAAAAACCTTGATTTATTTTGTATTTATTAGTGGGAGTTGGAACTATGGCAAGTTTTCAAAAGCGCGGGAAAACATGGCAGTATTGTGTTAGTGCTAAACCAAAACCTATACGGAAAGGCGGCTTTAAAACTAAAAAGGAAGCTCAAGTAGCAGCATCAGAAATTGAGGAAAAACTTCGAAAATCGATGTCTCCTCGTGTAACCAAAGTACTTTTTGATGAGTACTTTAAAAGTTGGGTGGATGTTTATAGAGATGATATTGGTGATATCACTCGGAGTGGTTACTACATTACCCTTGGAGAAATTTCCGAGAGTTTTGCCGGTAGATATATCAATGACATCACTAAACGTGAATATCAGGAATTTTTAAATGACTTTGGGGCTGTCCATGCCAAAGAAACGGTTAGAAAACTGAACACACATATTAGAGCTTGTGTACAAGAAGCTATTGAGGAAGGAATAATACAATTTGACTTTACCAGAAAGGCCAAATTAACCGGTAGCGTGGAATCTAAACGACCTGAAGAAAAACATTTGAATTATGTTGAAAGTCAAAAGCTTCTAAATGAATTATATGAGCGTAAGGATAAGTCTATCGGATATTATTTACTGATACTGGCCCTTACTTCGGGGATGCGGTTTGCTGAAATAGTGGGATTAACAACAGATGATTTCAATTTTGATTTAAATGAAATCACAATCAATAAAACCTGGGATTATAAAAAAGGAAAAGGTTTTGCTAAAACCAAAAATGCTTCATCAAATAGGACCATTAAAATGGACTCCAATACAATGAATTTATTCAAAAAATTGTTTGATGAAATGCCTAACAACATACATAATCTTGTATTTTATAGCCCTCGAAGCTCTAAGAAAGTTCTTACCAACGAATTTGTCAACAAAATATTGAAAAAGACATTGACAGACTTGAATATTGAATCAATTTCGGTACATGGATTAAGACACACACATGCTAGCATTTTACTCTACAAGAAAATATCAATTTATTATGTTTCAGAACGTTTAGGACATGCGAAGATAGATACCACCCTTAATTATTATTCACATGTAATTAAAGAACTTCGTGAAGAAGATACACGAAACACTCTTGACTTATTTGAAAAAATGCCTGTTTCAGCAATAACGATTGTATAGCAATGTGAAAAAAATGTGCAAAAAAAAATAAATTCACATCGTTTCCCACCGTATTCTCTTCCAATTGAAAAACTCCTAGAAACAGCAAAAACCCTTGTAAAACAAGGGTTTTGTTGTTTTGTGGATGTTATTAATCTGAACACATCCAATATAAAAAACGCTCTAGGAGAGATTCGAACTCCCGACCTGCAGTTTAGGAAACTGCTGCACTATCCGCTGTGCTACTAGAGCTTTTTGTATTTATATAGTAGCTCTGATGATCAATATTTTCAAGCGGTTTGTATTAAAGCCCTCCAAAAACCTTATACGCGGCCCTTGTCGTGTCCTCGTCAATACCGATATACCGCATTGTAATCGAGGGTGATGAATGATTCAGTATTCTCTGCAGCTCGGCAATGTCTTTTGTCCGCTGATAAAAGTGATAGCCGAATGTTTTCCGGAGCGTATGCGTCCCTATCTCCTCAAGTCCGCACGCCGCGGCAGCTTCTCTTAAAATCCTGTATGCCTGAATGCGGGAAATCGGTTTCCTGGTCCGGACAGATTTAAAAAGATATTCGTTTTCTTTCATGTCTTTCGTATACTCGTATATTTCCTGTTTCAGTGATTCTAAAATCAGAATCTTCCTTTTCTTTTTCGTTTTGCTTTCAGTCGCCCATAAATGATCTTTATTTTTAACGTCTTTCACTTGCAGCGGCAGAATATCAGAAATGCGGAGCGCGCTGTTGATGCCGAAAATAAACAGAAAATAATCCCGCTTGTTTTTGTTTAGCAAATACTGTTTTACATCTTGGATTTTCTCTAAACTGCGAATCGGCTGTACAATATGCAT